GCGGGCTCTAAGCCCCGCCGGCACCCTCACCCACCACGACACGTCTCTCGCCGCCATGGAGGCCCTCCTATGCTCGGCATGACGGCAACCATAAGCGTCCTGATCCTGATTGCCTTGTGGACCTACGATTTTTGGGGCGACCAATGAGCGACCTGCAAGCCCGCCTGACCCGTCTCAACATCAGGCACAAAGACCTCGCCTTCATCACGGGCCGCACTGAACGTGCGGTCCACCACTGGGTGTACGGGGTGCGCCCGTTGCCCCGCTGCGCCGATCTGTTGCTGACCGCGATTGAGGAAGGCCTTGTCAGCGAAGCGTGGCTGGCGGCACAACTTAGCAAGCACTTAGGCCCAACACGCTAAGTTCGAAACTCTTCAAATTCAGAGACTTAAGAGAAGATAGTATAGATATTTGATCTTAAAATCCTTTTGATTCATCCTCCAAACCGAGTCTAATACTCTCTTCTAAATGCTCTAAATCATGGGAAAAGGATTAGGATTTTTCTTAGGGGACGAAATATCAGCATTTTTTACTCGTAAGTTTTTGTTTTTAAATGAAAAAGCAGATAGCACGCTAAATTATCAGCTCTTGCTACCTGCTCCGCCTTGACCGTACACAAAAAACAATTAAGAGTTCACACAGAAAGGCGGTGTGATATGTTCACAATCATTAAAGACAGTCTGATCCCGTTTGATGAAAACCGTTTGAAGTGGCCATGGGTTTTGATGGAGGTCGGTGACTGCGCAGTCATTGATGACCCGGCGCTGCTCAAAAGAGCGCAAAATGCCTGCCACGTTTACGGAGGCAAAACAGGAAAAAAATTCAGAAGCCGCAAAGACGGGGACGTTCTAAAAGTCTGGCGCATCGCTTAAAAAAAAGGCCGCCTAGTTGGCGGCCTTATATCTTTTAACAATCGTGCCCTTGAACCTGTGGGCGCCTTCCTCGACGACCAGATGCCCCGAGGCGACCATCTGATCGAGGCACTTCTGCACGTCGGTCTTTTTGTATTTCCGCATGCGGTTGCAAATCACGCCGAAAGTCTCGCCCTCGTCGCCGGCAGTCAAGTTCATGATGCGGGCCTTCATCGCCATCAGCGGATTGTCTTTGGCCCGCTCGTTCGACGTCACCAGATCCATTTTTTCGCGGATGTCGCGGCGCACGAGCGCATAGGCCCACAGGATGTGCTCTTCGGTGCGGATGCCGCCGGGCACGGCGAGAATCAGGGACACCTTTGCCACCTGCTCATAGGCGCGCATGGCCAGCGCCTCCAGACCCGTCGAGGCCTTTGCATCGTCTGCCATCTGCTCAAAGGCGTCTGAGACCTTGTCGAGCAGCTCTGCGCCGCCCGGCGTCGTCGGGACAGGGATACGGTCGTCATAGTATTCGACGCGGCCAGAGCCGGTCATATCGAAGCTGCCGGCGGCATAGAGATCTTGCAGCGACCCCTTCAGCTTCTCCGGCATCGGGCGGGGCTTGAACCCCTTCTTGCGGGGCGGGGTCGTATCGCGCTCGGTGAACAGCAAGCTGCGACCAATGAACCCGTTCGTCGCATTGTAGAAATCGACCAGCTCGTCGAAGGTCTCAGGCGTCGTGAAGCCTGCCAGCGACAAGAAGGGCCGGTCGAGGCCGAAGTCGAGCGTCTCCATTGACCGGCGCACGGCACCGATGCGGGCGAGGATCGCGGGGCTCGGGTTCTCCTGCTTTTCAAGCTGCTGCAACTCGCCCTTGAGCGCCTTGCGGATTTCCTTTTTGAGATCGCCGGTGAGCAGCATGAACCCATTGGCCTTGGAGTAAGCCGACATGAGCGCACCGATGACGCCGTCGAGGTAGGAAGCGCCGCCCTTGAGCTGGGCATTTTTGACTTTCTTCAGGAAGATCCCGATCTCGTCGATGATGAACATCGCAGCCTGATGATCGACCAGATTGCGGATGATCTCCTGCTCGCTCTTGATCGAGCCGTGCACCGCCTGTTGGATCCGTGCCGCTTTCAGGACCGCCGCGACGGCCTGCTGGATCGGCTCTTTGCCTGTGCCAGAGCCCGCCACGCAGAACGTGAACAGGTTTGTGGTGACGCCGTTCAAGTCATCGGTGTAGCGCAGGCCGACGATATTGCCGACGGCTGTGAGAGCGCCAGCCACCGCGAGGTGCTCACGGGGGCGATAGGATTGGTCTTCGATCCATGCCGCGACCTCGCCGACAAAGCCCGGCGGCCGCTTCAAGTTGACGTGGGAGATGTCGAGCGGGTTCTCCGGCGGCAGGTCGATCTTGCCATCAAACGTCACCGGCTGCTGCCAGCCGGCGGCCTCGGCATAGTGGATCAATGTGCCGAGCGTGACGGGATTGGCCGACTTGCCGAACGAATGCCACCGCTTGGCCAGCGTGTCGCGGCCGGGATATTTCGTGCCCTTGTTCGACCACTGGTCCCAGACGTCGAATGCTGTGCCGCCTGATGCATGATGCACGGCCATGCCGCAGCGGAACCACGTTTCGTGGTCGGTATCGGGATCGACGTGAGAAATCATGTCGGCGAGATCGACGTGCGACACATCCATGCTGGTGCCATTGCCGAGATCAGCCCTGTGGCGCTCGGGCTTGCGCAATAAAGAAACCAGTTCTTCAGGTGCCGCATCGATATCGTATGGCGAGCCGTAGGCGACCTCGTAGCTATTGCCCGATGCATGCATGCTGCCGGGGCCGACAACGTAGCCAGACGATTTGAAGTCGATGCCCGGATAGTCGGGGTGGTGCTGCATGAGGGCAAGGCCTTCCGGCAGCGAGAAATAATAGTGCCGTGACCCACCGCCTGACCCGGTGTTCACGATCAGTCCCGCTTTTTCCACAAGCGGGAAATCGTTCTTGAGTCGTTCGTATGACTGCACGCCGCCGTTGCGGGCATCGACGTCGATCACGAGCAGCCCGCGAATCAGGACGCCGTAGCCGGTGGCGAGCTGGTCCATGAGTTCCATGGTCTCGACTTGCTCGTCGTCCCACTCTGGCGTGTGCTGCCAATTGGAGACGATTGGATGCTTGTAGGCTGCTTTGCAGTCCTTGTTTCCACAGGCGCAATTGCCGCGCTTGTCCACACCATGCAGGCCGAAGAAACGAAATCCGGCCTCCCGAAACTCCCGATACATCATGCTTGGCCCCTGCCGAAAAGATGATCTGCCAGCAATTCGAGTGTTTCGATTGCGGGGTTTTTGTTTTTGCCAGAGGCGATGCCGCGCACCGTGTTCTCATGCAGGCCAACGATTCGCGCCACTTTCGCCAGCGAGCGGTCGGCAAGAGCGGCCACGACCTCGTCGCGCAAGGCGTCGTATTGCTTCTGTAGTTGTCTATTGATGGGCATCTGTGTCCACTGTCGGATTTCTTACATCGGGGTGTTGACAATCGCACAGCGTCGGGCCTATCGTCAACCCGTTGAAGAAAAGGAGAATGCCAATGAGCATTTTGTCCACGGTCGGCAAACCCGCTGACCGCCCTGTGATCGTCACCATTTGTGGTGACAGCGGCTTGGGTAAGACGACCCTCGCCTGCACGTTCCCCAAACCCATCGTGATCCGTGCCGAAGACGGTTTGCAGGCAATCCCTGTAGATCGGCGCCCGGATGCATTTCCGGTTCTGACCGGACCCGATGCGCTGTGGGAGCAACTGAAAGCCCTCATCCACGAAGAGCACGAGTACAAGACCTTGATCGTTGATTCGGTCACGGCGCTTGAACGCATGTTCTCGCAGTATGTGGTTGAGACTGACCCGAAGAAGCCCAAAGGCATCCAACAGGCCCTTGGGGGATACGGCGCTGGCCGCGATGCAATCGCAGCCATGCATGCTCGTCTGCGCAAAGCTGCGGGAATTCTCGCAGAGAAGCGTGACATGAACACTGTGTTCGTGGCCCACGCCGACACCAGCCGCATCGAGCCGCCGGATGATGATGCGTACATGCGCTACACGTTGCGCCTGCACGAAAAGTCGATGCCAGCCTATGTCGATGACGTCGATGTGGTCGGGTTCTTGAAGCTTGAGACTTTCACGACAGGTGAAGGCGAGCGCAAGAAAGCGATCTCTGACGGCACGCGCGTGTTGATCACGCATGCGACCGCAGCGAACGTCTCGAAGAACCGCTTTGGCATTACTGAACCCATCAACGTCGAGATCGGCGTGAATCCCCTGACTGCTTACATTGGAGCCCTGAAATGAGTGACTTCTGGAATTTTGAACCATCCACCAACGGCGAATTCGAAATGGGCGGCGGTGACATCGCGCCGATCCCGGCGGACACGTCGTGCCTTGCCGCGATTGACGAGGCGAAGTGGGACGAGAAAGACGGCGCGCGTTATATTTCGTTGCGCTGGAATGTTCTCCAGCCTGCTGAATATAAAAACCGCAAGGTGTTTCAGAAGCTTTGGGTTGCGGATCCTGACCCGAAGGCAAAGGACGCTGACAAGAAGCGTGAGAAGGCCAAGCGCATGCTGGCCGCGATTGACCAGAACGCTGGCGGCAAGCTCCGTGCGGCGGGTGTCGAGCCGACAGAAACGTCGCTTGGCAATGCGTTGATCAACAAGCCGATGGTCATCAAGGTGATGCAGTGGAAGATCGAAGACGGTGCTGAGACGAAAGTTGGCAACTGGATCGGCGCTGTGTCGGCCAAAAAGGGCGC